CTCAAGATCAGTTCTCTAAGGCTGGTACACATCCAAAATGGGTAGCTGATGCAGTGGCAGAGAACACGTTGAACAAAGAGGACACAGTGCAGGATATCACTGATATGATTGAGCGGTGTGATACATTTGATCAACTCAAAGGAGAGTTGAAAAGTTATTTTGAACTGGATTAGCTGTAAATTTGGAGGTAATGGATGACGAAGAAAAAAATAGAGCGATTATCTGTTATCCACAGGCGAGAGATAAATTGGCTAAAGTGGTATTTTTTGAGGGATAAGAAAAATCCTCAAAAAACAATCTTGGAGCAAAAGATACATGAGGCATTTTTAGAGAATAACATTGAGCAGTCTGTATTTTTGGTAAATCTGAAAACTGTAACAGATGAATATATCGAGAAATCAGATAGAAAGATGTTAAAAACGATAAAAGAGGTCTATGTATTTGAAAATATCAACGTGATCGGCGCGTGTCAAAAAATTTTATATCTAAGTCCTAGCCCGGCATACACTTACATCAATAAATGGTTTGATAAGTATTTTGTTTCAACTTACAAGTACATCCCCTTATCTAAATAACCGTAAAAATACCCTATCCTATGTATCTATAATCAAGGTACATAGGTTTTTTATTAGGAGGATAATATGGATAATCTGCCAACAAAACCATATCACAGACAGAATACTATTAATCAGTATAATTTGCTGGATTATGATGCGACGCGCACAGATGGGAAATATAATTTGCCAACTCTTGAACCAGTTGATCATGTGCCTAAAAAGCTACAGGGATTTAACTATGTTTTGAATAAACCTGACTACTCAGCTACTGTACATTTTTTCTTAGATGATTATCAGTTTGAAAGAATTTGGAAACGCCCAGATTTTTACCTAGAGAAACTAGCTGATTTTGATTGTGTACTTACACCGGATTTTAGCCTATATACAGACATGCCAATAGCTATGCAGGTTTGGAATACTTATCGTTCAAGATTGATAGGCCAAATGATGCAGAATTGGGGCTATACAGTTATACCTACTGTATCGTGGGCAAACAAAGAAAGCCATGATTTTTGTTTTGATGGTTTGCCGAAACATAGCACAGTGGCCATCAGTACAGTAGGCATAAAACAACGCAAAGAGCGCTTTGAATTGTGGAAAGATGGAGTAGATACCATGATTAAAAAGATAGCGCCAAAGCGTATTTTGGTATATGGCGGCAAAGTTGATTATGATTATAAAGGTATCGAGGTAGTTTATTTTGGGAATGAAACGACAGAAAGGATGGACAAATGGGCGGTAGAGGAGCAAGCTCTGGAATGAGTGATAAAGACAAAAAGTATGGGACAGAATATAAGACTGTACATAAAGTGGGTAATATAAAATTTGTTACTCAAAACGAGCAAGGGTCACAAAAGACTCCAATGGAAACGATGACAAAAGGTAGAGTTTACGTACTTATTGACAAGAACAAAAACACACCCAAGAGTATTGTTTATTTTGATACAAAAAATAAGCGTAATAAGCAAATTGACTTAGATCATGTGCATAAAGGTATGAAACCACATGCTCATCACGGCTATAATCATGCAGAACATGAGAAAAGCAAAAAAGGAGCAACCAATTTGACACCAAAAGAGCGTAAACTTGTTGAAAAAGTCAAAAAAGAGTGGTATAATCACATTAAGAAACGTAGGGAGTAGTATATAGGGATTACGCCTTGATGGAGGAGATTCCGGTTCGAATCCGGGCTACTACGTTACATCTTAGCCCCTTAATTGGGGCTTTTTTTGTGCCCTAAATCAAAAATAACAGTAAAACATCCCCTCTTTTAGCATATAAAATGAAATCATGAGTAGCAATACTTGTGATTTTTTGTTGGAAAGGAGGGAGCGAATGAATGAAAGACAGAGGCGCTTTGCAGATGAGTACATAAAGACAGGAAACGGCTATCAATCAGCAATCAAGGCTGGTTATAGTGAGAGTTATGCCAATAATCGTATTACTGAACTGTTGGGAAATGTTGGGATAAAAGAGTACATAAATAAACAGATGCAAGAGCTGCATAAGTCAAACATCATGGATGCGACAGAGGCGCTCTATATCCTTTCTGAAATCGCTAGAGGTAAACGAGATGAGGAGGTTTTGATACTTAACCCAACAACAGGAAAAGTAGAGAGGCATATCAAAAAAGCAGATAATGCAACAGTTATTAAAGCCATTACTGAAATCTTGAAACGATATCCAACAGCTAAACAATCTGAAAAACTAGAGCTTGAGATTGAGAAATTAAAATCACAGTTGATAGATACACAAATGGAAGATGACACCATCACAATTATTGATAGTTGGGAGGGTGACGATGAAGATAATTGATATTCAAAAAAATGTCAATCCTCATTTCAAGAGTGTTTGGAAATCTAAGAAACCTTACAACATTTTGAAAGGTGGGCGAAACTCATTCAAATCATCAGTTATTACCTTAAAGCTGATTGTCATGATGACTTGGTACATCATAAGGGGTGAAACTGCAAATATTGTCATTATCCGTAAAGTAGCTAATACAATCCGTGACAGTGTGTACAATCAAATCCAATGGGGACTATCGTTATTTGGCCTAACCAGTCGCTTTAAGATGACAGTCAGCCCATTTAAGATAAGTCATAAAAAGACAGGCTCAACATTTTATTTTTACGGCCTCGATGACTACCAAAAGTTGAAATCAAATAACATCGGAAATATTATAGCTGTTTGGTATGAAGAGGCTGCTGAATTTTCAAGCGCAGAAGAATTTGACCAGACCAACATTACATTTATGAGGCAGAAACATCCACGCGCTCAATTTGTTAAAATCTTTTGGTCATATAACCCTCCTATCAATCCGTACAGTTGGATAAATGAGTGGTATGAGGAAATGAATACGCAAGATAATTACTTATGCCATTCTAGTACTTATCTTGATGATGAGTTAGGATTTGTAAATGATCAGATGTTGGCTGATATCGAGCGTATCAAAAAGAATGACTATGATTATTACAGGTATGTCTATCTAGGTGAGTCAGTTGGTTTAGGGAATAATATCTATAACATGAGTACATTTCACCCGTTAGATGCTTTGCCTAGTGATGATAGGCTGATAGGTATATCTTTTGCATTGGACGGTGGGCATCAGCAGTCAGCTACTGCATGTTGTGCTTTTGGGATAACTGCTAAAGGTAAGGTTATCTTACTTGATACCTGGTATTACTCACCAGCTGGCCAAGTGATAAAGAAAGCACCTAGCCAACTATCACAGGACATCAACGGTTTTATACAATCGGTTGTCAGTAAATACAGAGTACCTATCTTGCAATATACGATTGATAGCGCAGAGGGAGCATTGAGAAACCAGATGTATCTTGATTTCAGCATTAGATGGCATCCGGTGGCTAAATTGAAGAAAGTGACAATGATTGATACATTCCAATCACTATTAGCACAAGGTCGCTTTTATTACCTTGATACAGAGAATAACAAGGTATTTATTGAAGAACATAAGATGTACAGATGGGATGAAAAGACATTGCAGTCTGATAGCCCAAATGTCATCAAAGATGATGACCATACATGCGATGTTGCCCAGTATTTTGTATTAGACAATTCTAAGATACTTGGTTTGCGTGTTGGTAATTCATAAGGAGGGCAACAATGAACTTAATTCAAAAAGTAAAAGACTTTTTCAACCGTGGGAGGTATAACATGGAAACATCGAACCTAAACAGTATCTTGGAGCACCCAAAGGTAGCTGTAACACAATCCGAATTTAACAGGATACAGCTCAATCTGGCTTACTATCAATCTAAATTTGATGATGTGGAGTACATCAACACCGATGGCGACAGAAAGCGTAGAAAGATGCAACACTTACCGATTGCACGAACTGCAGCTAAAAAGATTGCCAGCCTTGTTTACAACGAGCAAGCGGAAATTACAGCAGAGGATGAGACACTAAATAATTTTCTTAACAATATGCTAGGCAATGATCGCTTTAACAAAAACTTTGAGCGATATTTAGAGAGTTGTCTGGCTTTGGGTGGGCTTGCTATGAGACCTTACATTGATGGAGATAAGGTTAGAGTGGCATTTATTCAAGCACCAGTATTTTTGCCATTACAAAGTAATACACAGGATGTATCAAGCGCTGCAATCCTCACAAAGACAATTAAGTCAGAGAGCAAAAAGAATGTATATTATACGTTAGTTGAGTTTCATGAGTGGGTAACTCAAGATGGCCAAGAGGTAGGGAGTACAAAGGATAAGAACCTATACCGCATTACTAACGAACTTTACAAATCAACATCAGATAGCACGCTGGGTGATCGTGTAAATTTGAGTGAGCTATATCCTGACTTGCAACCAGTAACAACGATACAAGGACTATCACGCCCATTGTTTGTTTATCTCAAGACACCAGGGATGAATAACAAGGATATCAACAGCCCTCTTGGTTTATCTATCTTTGATAACGCCAAGACCACTATTGATTTTATCAATCGTACGTACGATGAATTTATGTGGGAAATTAAGATGGGTCAAAGGCGCGTGATTGTGCCTGAGCAAATAACGCAACTCAAAGTACAAGATATCCACGGTGAAATCAAATTTAAGCGACGTTTTGATACTGACCAAAATGTTTACATGCAAGTAGGAGTAGGCAATATGGATAGTGGTAGCATTATTGACCTCACAACTCCTATCCGCTCATCAGATTATATTTCAGCCATTTCAGAGGGCTTGAAACTCTTTGAAATGCAAATTGGTGTATCTAGTGGCATGTTTACATTTGATGGCCAAGGGGTCAAGACAGCAACGGAGATTGTAAGTGAGAACTCAGACACATATCAGATGCGCAACAGCATTGTTGCACTTGTTGAGCAAGCTATCAAAGAGCTTTGTGTTTCTATGTGTGAGTTAGGCAAGGCAGTGGGTATTTACAGTGGAGAAATTCCAGAACTGGATGATATTTCAGTTAATTTGGATGATGGTGTATTTACTGATAGGCATGCAGAGCTTGATTACTGGATGAAGATGGTAGCAGCTGGCTTTGCAACACAGAAAAGAGGCATTGCTAAAGTACTCAACATCACAGACGAAGAGGCAGAGAAAGAACTGGCTGAAATCAATGGGGAGTTACCACCAGAGAGCGATGCAGAGCTTGCT